CGGAGAGGGCGGGACGAGAGGGGAACCCCGAACTCGAACCCGAGCCCGAACGTACACTTCGGCTACCCGAAACCCGATCAGTTGCGGAACGAAATACGATACAAAATTCATATTACCCGATGTTTGCGGGGGTTACATCCAGGATACTGGATATGGAAACGAAGGAAGTGCGTCGCGCAGTCTCCCGCTTCCTTGGGAAACGAACCAGGGCCGAATTTGGAAACTGGCTGGAGGAGTTCTACGATGGGCACCACTTGACCGTAATGCGGGAAATGAAACCCCTCCTGGTCAATTATGCCGACGAGATACAACGATCGGCAAGTGCGGCCGTGGGTGCGGAACCGGGGATGAGCCCCGAACTTACCGAATTTGTGAATCAGTACGCCGAGACTTTGGGTTTGCGCTACTCCAGTTCATCACTGGGCCAATTGCGTTCAATATTGGAGGGGACAGGACCTGACGAAGTTGGGGATGAAATTGAAAATAGGTTGGCTGAATGGAGCGAGAAGAGACCAGAAAAGGTTGCGCTGAACGAAACGGTCCGGGCGAACAATGCAGTAACCAAATTCGTTTGGGTGGCCGCCGGAATTACGCGTCTGATTTGGGTGGCGCAGGGTAGTCAATCATGTCCTTACTGTCAGGAATTGAATGGGAGGACGGTTGGGGTACGGTACCCGTTCGTGGGTGAGGGGGAGTTTAATCCGCCTGGGGCCGACGGGTCGATGAAAATTCGCGGACCCCACTTTCATCCCCCGCTCCATCAGGGTTGTGTTTGTAGTATAAGGCCGGGGTGGGGACAATGAATCGGAAATCCAAAGTAAAGAACGCGTCCGACAAGCTAATTGAAGTTTTAAAAAAAACTGGAATAAACAAGGATGATGCCGTTGCCGCACTGAAGCTGGCACGGAGGAGGGTTCAACAAGATGCCAGTTCCTAAACCAGCCGATAGCGAATTATTTGGGGAAAACGAAGAGGCGGGTCAGCGGCACTCGGTGTGCCAATCGAATAAAAGAGGAGGGTCAAGAATGGAAAAGGAAATTGAAAGGAGATGCTTACCGGGTATTGAACTCAGATACGACGATTCTGGCGACTCTCCTAAAATCACTGGATATGCGGCCGTGTTCGATCAGTGGACCGACATTGGGGGCATGTTTCGTGAAAAGGTGGCACCTGGAGCGTTTAAGAAGACGATCAAGGAGGCCGACGTTCGGGCGTTGTGGAATCATGACCCCAATTTCGTCCTCGGCCGTAACAAATCCGGCACCCTGAAGATGAGGGAGGATGAAAACGGACTCGCGGTGGAAATCGATCCTCCAAGATCGACTTGGTCTAATGATTTGATTACGTCCATGAAGCGGGGAGACATCAACCAAATGAGCTTCGGGTTCACCGTTAATAAGGCTGATGATGATTACAATGCGTCTACCCGAATTCTGCGAGATGTAACCCTGTTTGATGTTTCAGTGGTTACTTACCCGGCTTACCCCACCACTACTGCGAAGGTAAGGTCGGCTTATAAAAAGGCTGATCCTGATTGGATTGATGAATTGGCCGCGTCGTTGCGTGCCAAGGAGGAATTAACCCAGGATCAAATAAAATCAGTGAGAAAGTTTTTCCCATCCGAGCCGGTGGAGAACCACTCGGACGCGGAAGAGGAGCCGGTGGAGAACCACTCCGATGCCGAAACCAGGAAAAAGACACTGGACAAAACTAAAATGTTACTTGCCAAGGCCGATAATCTGGTCATGGCACACGGAGGATAATCATGAAGACAATTACTCAGTATAGATCGGACATTTCGGAACTTATGAAAAGGGTTGCCGATATTGACGGAAAGTGCATAGCGGAAAACCGGGACCTGTCCGTGGAGGAACGTGAACTGAAAAAGGACCTACTGGATCGCGTGGACGAGCTGCGGGAAACGGTAAAAATTCAGGAGAGGACCGAAAAAATGAAAAGCGAACTGGAGCGTCCCACGGTGGATGCCAGGAGCGTGAAACCCGAACCCCGTATTGTGGACACGCTGACTGCCAAGAAACAGAACGAGCGGGACAGGTTCGGTTCGTTCGGTGAGCAGATGGCGTCGGTTATGCGCGCTGGCCTTCCTGGTGGGCATACTGATCCCAGACTTTTGAATCGTGCTACCGGAATGGGCGAAGGAATTCCTTCCGATGGTGGGTTCCTGGTTCAGCAGGATTTTTCCAGTGAACTGCTTAAAAACGTGTGGGAAACCGGGATCATCGGTAATCGCTGCCGAAGGGTGACCATCTCCGGCACTTCCAACTCCATCAAGATTAACGGGTTGGATGAAACCAGTCGAGCAACCGGATCGAGACAGGGCGGTATCCGGGGTTATTGGGCGAATGAAGCGGCTGAAAAGACCGCCAGTAAGCCGACTTTCCGAAAAATTGAACTGTCCCTCAAGAAACTGGTTGGCCTTTGCTATGCTACTGACGAGCTGCTGGATGATTCAGCGGCCCTTGAGAGTATCATCAATGCCGGGTTCGCCAGTGAATTCGCGTTCCTGATTGATGACGCCATCCTGAACGGTTCCGGTGCTGGTCAACCTTTGGGTATCCTTAACGCCGGTTGCTTGGTGTCTCAGGCTGCTGAAACAGGCCAGAGTGCGGCTACCGTGGTGGCAGAGAATGTCATCAAAATGTGGTCCAGGCTTTTCCCGTCCAGTCGTGGAAGCGCAGTATGGTTGGTCAATCAGACCGTTGAACCGCAGCTTCATACCATGAGTATCGCGGTTGGCACTGGTGGCGTTCCTGTTTACATGCCAGCAGGTGGATTGAGCGGTCAACCTTACGGGACTCTGTTCGGCAGGCCAGTCCTTGCAGTGGAGCAGGCACAGGCAGTCGGAACTCTTGGCGATATTATCCTTGGCGATTTCAACAACGGATACATCTTGGCTGAAAAGGGTGGCATCAAGTCTGATATGTCCATTCACGTCATGTTCATTTATGACGAGAGCGTTTTCCGGTTCGTTTTGAGGATTGATGGCCAGCCCATCCTGGCAAGTACGGTTACACCGTATAAAGGCGGGTCCGGTGCTACCATGAGTCATTTTATTGGATTGGCAACCAGAAGTTAACCATAACGGGGGCTTTATGCCCCCTTAATAGGAGGATCATAAAATGAGACTAGGTGAAGAGAAAAAGATCGTCCCGGTGCTGAATTCCGCAAATTACGGCGCGGGCGTGAGCATGGACTCGATCAACATGAAGAATTACCACCGGGCCACGTTCATCCTGACCTTTGGTGCGATTACCGGTAATGCGGGCCTCAAGGTATATTCCGGTGCCACTGCTGCTGCCGCTACGTCAACTTGTGCGTTTGACTACGCCATCGGTGGTGCGGCCATTGCGTCGGCCTCGGCTGACGTTCTTGCGGCAAATGCCACGGCTACAGCTGCATCCGGTATTACCCTGACCGCCGGTACTTACGCTAGCAAGATGCTGGTGATCGACGTTGAAGCGGCCAATATGGACGTTGCCAACGGTGAGGAATGGCTGACTTTGGTAATTGATGGTTCCGCTTCGAGTGGGATCTGTCATGCTGTTGCGGTGCTCGACCCTCGGTATTCGTCTGACAGATCGGTCACGGCTACCGCTTAATACTGCTTGCTGGGATAGGGGCGCGTCCTGACAAGGTGGCAACTCCCGGCCACCTTCCCAGCACATAAAACGGGAAAGGGAGATCGTATGAGTATTTACACGGACCTGAAGAATAATAATATTATTGGGTTGGTTCAACGGCTGTTAAAAGCTGGGATCATAAAACAACGGGATTCAGATGGTAAGTTGGTCCCGGTGGTATCGGCGCAATGGGACACGCCTTGGGTGCATGTCCGGCAAAGTTATCAATCAAACTGCTTTTTGTGGAAGACCATAATCTTTGAACATATTGTCAAAGTCAACCTCCCCAAAGACAAATGGTTTGTCCCGGTGGGGTGCCAGGATTGTTGGAAGGTGGTTGTCCGTCCGGCGACATTGAAACAGCTTTTTGATCTTGAAAAGATTGAGCGTCGAATGAACGTCCCGTCAAAATGTGGGATTGAGATTCGGCCCTCAGTATTCGGGAACTACGGTGGATATTTTTATAACCGTGGCCTTGAAAATGGTCTTTCCCGGTATCGGGAAGTCAGAGGGGCGGTTGACGAATACATCAGCCCTGATATTCCGGTGTTGCTGAAACGCGGTTGTACCGAAATGGAACACGGGGTAGGGCCGTCCGACAAGTGGGACATCACCGAAGAACAAGTCAGAATCGAAAAGATGGTGGTCGAGCGGTTCGTTACGGATGCTCAGATCATCCAGCAATCGGAACATGCTGTTGGTCACGTCCACCAGACATGGATCGAAAAGGCTTATCAGTGGGGAGACCCGACAGTATTTGAATATCTGGATGGGGTGCCATTATATCCTGATTATGTGACCTATCACCATTTAGCGGAGGATGAAAATGTTAAGAGCGGAAGTAGACCTGATTCACCAGTGGATCGACAAGAAAGTGTCAGATGCGACATATCCACTGAAGGAAGAAATAGCGGAATTGAAGAAGGCTTTGACGAAACTGGAAGCGAAGCCGGACCCTAAACCGACTGTCAAGAAAGCGGAAACAAAAGTAGAAACGGCAACCAAGCCGAAATATAAAACCAGATAGGAGGCAAAAATAATGGCTACTCATTTCAATGATTCTACAAGACAAGTTCTTGCAGATATGGGCGTTGGTCTACGGGTAGATAGGGCGGCATCCACCCATTTAGCTGCTACCACACCATATTTTACGGTGTCCGGTGTTATTCAGCTAACCGGGCTTTATAGTATTATAACTACTGCATCCGGCGCGAATGCCTGCTCGTGGAGCGTAAACCCCACGGCTGGAACAACTACATCAATTTGCGGCAACCTGGATATTGACCCGGCTTTGGTGGGCGATTTGCTCGGCATTACCGGAGTGGTGGCTACCGCAATGACCTACGGAGGGGCTGTTGTCGGTATTATGCAGCCGCTTATCATTACAGCAGGAACGATTGACTTTATCGCTGCTGCTGCATCTGGTGCGTCAAGCGCGCATCTTTATTACCTGCCTATGTCGGCGGACGCCAATGTTGTAACGGCATAAGGAGTAAATCATGGCTAATACACGTTTTCACCGGGCAACCGGCGCGGTGGCAATAGCATCCACACTGGCTCCCGGTGTGGCGTGGCAACTGGAATCAATTCGGATTCACCTGTCAGCAGCAGGTGGTGCGGGAAACTTTACCGCCACACTGGATCATGGAACCGGCGCGGCTTACGACCTGGTAATTTTAACCCAGGATATGACGATAGTAACCAACTACATCTGGACCGCTGAAAGACCGCTTGAGTTTGACGCTGACACTGAGATTGATTTCGCGTGGGCCAATGCCAGCACGCGGACTTACGGCCTTGAAGTTATCTGGAAGGCTATATAAGGGGGCTGAAATGATTTTCATAAATGGTGTGAACAGCAACGAAAAGATTGACAGCCAATCAACCCTTGGCCTTTTAGGGACTGAAAATTCATTATCATATCGTGTCCACGAAATCGAACGGCATCTTCACTCTTCAGGATCTTGGTTTGAAGCAGCCGGAACCCCAACGGCCACACACTTTGCCGATAGAATCGGTACTGTTGGAGGAGCGGGAGCTTTCAGGATTGATGCCGGGGATTCTTCCGTATCGGCAACATGGGGCGATTGGGTGCAATTGCTAGGATCTGGTGATACACCGGCGCGAACGGCCCAAACATATTTTGACCCTCACGAGGCCATTATTGCAGCAGCGGAAAGAACGGCGATTCATTTCATACAATTTGGAAGAGGCGCCAGTGGTGCTGCTGCTTTGGCTGCTGGTACTTATACTGAATTCGCCGTTGATACGACCGACAAGGCTGGCGGGTCAATACTCCGTATCCAGACAGGCAGGTCACCTGCTGGTAGTCTGCTTTGGGCGCGGTGTTTGTGCCCTGGTCAGAACACGGCATGGCTAGATTTATATTTTGGTATACATGAATACCAGGGATAACAATGAAAACAACCCTAGTTACACCACCCACGTCATTGCCGGTCACTCTGGCAGAGACGAAAGACCATCTCAGGATCGAATCCACATTCACGGATGATGACGCTTATATTCGTTCCCTTATCCATGTGGCGACGGTGCAAGCTGAATCCATTACCCGGCGGAAGCTGGTAACGCAAACTTGGAAAGCGTTCTATGACGATTGGCCTAAAGACTGGAAATTACCTTATGGTCAATTACAATCGGTTACTCACGTCAAATACACGGATTCGGATGATACGGTTAATACGGATTTTGATGAAGGGGATGAGTTTTCCGTGGACACGGATTCGGACCCCGGCCGGATAGTCCTCAAATACGGCGAGACGTACCCTGGTGATTCGCTGGCAGAACAGAACCCGATTGAGGTGCAGTTTGTTTGTGGGTACGGGGACCATGTGAGCCAAACAATCACAGCAGCAACCAATGCTTCCCCAATCGTGGTCACAATCGTTGGGCATGGATACGCTACGGGCGATGAGCTTCTGATCGAATCTGTTGCCGGAAACACCGCAGCAAACGGTAGATGGTACGTCACAAGAGTGGGAGCGGATACGTTTTCGCTTAACGGGTCAAGCGGAAACGCGGTCTACACGTCCGGGGGGACCGCTACCAAAATCGACGTACCGGAGCCCATACGTCACGCAATCAAAATGATGG